CCTCAATCTCAGATGACCGAGGAAGAGCTGCAAGAGATGGCCGCTAAGATGCAGGCACAAGGACAGCAGCAGGCTCCTGATCCGGCTATGGTGCTTGCACAGGCAGAGCAGATGAAGGCTCAGGCTGACATGATGAAGGCCCAGATAGACGCCCAGAAGGTCCAGAACGACACTTTGAGGATACAGCTACAAGCACAGAATGATCAGAACGAGCTGGTAGCGGAGCAGGCCAAAACGCAGGTTGATGTCTTCAATGCACAGACCAATCGCATCAAGGCGCAGGTAGAGGCTGAGAAGGCTGGTGCTACGATAGACCACACCAACATCAAGGCATTTGGTGATCAGTTAGACAACCAAGAGCAGATGACCGACATGATGGATGAGCAGGAGCGCAAGGCCCGGATGTCTATGATGTCTGATATGGACCTGATGAGGATTGCTAACGGTGGCTGAGCAAACATCTCTGCGCCAGTTTATTCCTGAGCCTACTACGTCATTGATGAGCGTAGAGGGCTTGTCTGGCTACACACAGCAGAATCCTTTACCAGTTGATGAGAGGGACAGACAGGAAGCCGCAAGGGAGCTGAGCCGCAGAGGCATAACAGCGCAGGCTCCTGTGCCGTCCAATCAGAGCGTGATGACTGCGCCTACATCAATCAATCCGTTCAATCCTGCGTTCAGAGAGACCGCAAGATCAGCTCTAAATGACTTCTTTGGCGGTAGCAATATTGCAGGCAGAGAAGGCTATCGCACAGGCCAGCTAGTAGATACTGCGGTAGGAGCGATGGACTTCATTCCCGGCGTAGGCGATGCGGTTGGTGTAGGAGACCTGCGTCAGTCTATTGGCTCGGGTGACCTGATAGGCACGGCTGTAGACACTACGGCTTTAGCTGCTGGCATAATACCTGTTGTCGGTGATGCTGCGGCAAAAGGCATCAAGACAGGCGGGTCAAGTTTACGCCGTTACTTTGGAGGAGACATCCCGGAAGTAACGAGAGATACAGAATTGTTGATGAGAGTTGGCGATCCTAAATCAGTAAATGAAATGACTGTTGAAATGACTGACCCAGTTATCTCTTCCGCTCCGATTGTGAGTGCAGAGGATTTGGTTGATAGACCATTTATCACGGGTATGTCCGATACATCACGAAGCGGCCTAGAAACAGTAACTTCAGTAAATGACGTTCCAGTAAACGCGGTAATGCGAGGCGGTAAATATTTTGGCTTACAGCCTCAGAATTTAGAAAGAGGAATAGCGTTCGCTTCAGCGCCCGGAGCTGTAATGGGTCAGCTAAACAGAGCAGAGGCGGCTCAAGCTCTCGGAGGCAGGCCAGTAGCATTCATTCCTTTTGGAATGAGGCCAGCAAGCCCAGACTTCGCAACAATGAGCACGGACATAATGGTTCCGTATGCTCAGCAAGTTATGAGCAGGTCAGATAAAATTGCACTAGATAGGCGTATCCGAGAAGGCACAGGAAGCAAAAAAGATGATATGAGGCCAATTCCTGATTGGGTTGGTATTGATAACGCTACTCCTAAGTACCTTAAAGAGCTTGGAGGAGGTAGGAAGGCGGTTACAAAGGCGTTAGATGAGTTTAGAGACGCTGGATCATTAAGCAGGTCGCAAGCCAGAGCGATTGTTACTGATCCAACTCAATTTGATCCGGTATTTGGTGATATAGACATGATCTATGAGCTTGACCCGCAAGCCGTTGCTGACAAAAGGTTTTTAGATTCAGATCATCCTTCTTATGAGTCGGCGTTAATGGGTAGGCCATTAGGCGCATTAAGAGATACTGAAAAGGTCAATATATTTGAGTTTAATCCTATGGCTGGGACACAAGATAAAGGATTTTACGATTTTAGGCAGAAGCAGTTAGATGCGGGCAGAGACTTCCCGATAGGAGGCTCACTTTCTAGCCCAACGATGAAAGCCTTCCTTCCCGGAGGTCACGGAATCATTACGCAAGATATGGTAGATGATTTAGTCAGAAGAGGTTTGGTCAGACCGTAACTCTTCATAATGCTTACAAATTATGAATCGGTCATCAGAGACTACGCCATCGTCCATCATCAACTGGTTGAGTAGATCGGCGTTCTCAAAGTTTTGCCAATCGCTATCAACCGCTTCGTACCAATCAAGGCTTAAAGAACTATTAGTTTTAATTTTCATAGGATTATTGTAGCAAAGTTTACGAAAGTGTTAAACAAGTGCATTTGCAATAATTGCTTGCAAAACCACAATATGTGGTATAGTTAGGCTACAGCGAACTCCACGCTTACTTGGAGGCACGGAACGTCACCGTTTATTTGACGGCATTTATGGAAGGTAAGATGGAACAGGAAGATATTGTCGATGAGGCTGAAATAGAGCTTGAAGACGTAGAAACCGAAGGTCAGGAAACTGGCTCCGACTCATCACCGGATACTGAGGAGGCTCAGGAAAAACAAACCAAACCTGTCTTTGACGATAGGCAGCAAGAGGCGTTTGATAAAGCTATAGCCGAGAAAGTTTTCAAGCTCAGGGAAAAAGAGCGAGAAGCTGAAGAGCTAAAACAGCGTTTATCAAGCCTTGAGCAGCAGATGCCAAAGCAGGAAAGGCCAAACGTGCCGAAGGAGCCGGACCCGTATGCCCTGAGTGATCAGGAGTATCAGCAACAGCTCCGAATGCGCGATGAAGCCATAGCTAGACAGGCTGCATTTGATGCACAGCAGCGCTTCCAACAACAGGAAGCACAGCGTTTGCAACAAGAGCAGGCAATGAAACAGCAGGAGGCTTTGAACGAGAAGGTATCTACCTACTCGCAGCGAGCTGTCCAGCTTGGTATTACGAATGAAGAGTTACAGGCAGCGGGTAATTCTGTTGCTGCGTTTGGCATCTCGGATGATGTAGTCAACTATATTTTAGAGGACGATCTGGGACCAGCTATAACAAAGTACCTCAGTCAGAACGTAACCGAGCTAGACACCATCCGGTCTATGAGTCCGGCGCAAGCTGCGGTGAGGATAGCAACTCATGTACGAGAAAAGGCTGCTGCATTGAAACCTAAAGTAAATGCCGCTCCTGATCCGGTTAATCAGCCAGCAAAAGCTGGTGTTGCGCCTAAAGCGCGAGGACCGAAAGGAGCAATGTTTGAATGAATGAGGTGATCCGAAAATGGCTAATAATCTTAATAGCAACGTCACCCGGAAAGTGGCCCGTGTCTTTTTAGAGGCATTCGAGTCCAGCCGGGTTGTAACAAAGACCGTTGACACTCAACTCCTGAGTGGCAAATTCAACCCATCAAGTGGTAGCAATGTAGACTTCAAGCGTCCACATGACTACAACTCTATCCGTACTTCTGGCGGTGACATTTCATCGTCTACCAAGTCAGACATCATTGCTGGTAAAGCAACTGGTACTGTACAGAACTACTTCACCGTAGCCACTGAGTGGGGAAACGTCGAAGAGGCTCTGGAACTCGACCAGTTGGAGCAAATCCTTAACCCAATGGCACGACGAATCGTAACCGATTTGGAGATTGACCTTGCGAGCTTTATGCTCAAGAACGCATCTCTGAAGTATGGTGCGCACGGTCAGGCTGTTGATGCTTGGGGAGATGTAGCTGGTGCTGGTGCACTGATGGATTCTATCGGCGTACCTGCTGCTGCAGAACGCTACTACCTGATGAATCCTTTCACAACTAGCGCACTTGCTAACGTACAGCAAGGTCTGAATGCTTCAGATCAGTTGGTTCGTACCGCTTGGGAGAACGCACAAGTATCGCAGAACTTTGGTGGTATGCGAGCGCTGACATCTAACGCTCTTTCCAGCTTTACTGCTGGCACTGGCGCTGACCGTGCTGGTACTCTGTCTGCAGCTCCTGATGCTACTTATGTGACAGCGAAAGACACTATGACTCAGACTATTGCCGTTACTGCTCTCCAAGCAAATATGGTAGTTAAGGCTGGTGACATGATTACAATCGCTGATGTGAACCGTCTAAACCTAGACACTCGCACAGCTATGATTGACGCTTCTGGCGCTAACGTGCCGTGGACAGGCGTTGTAACTGCTGACGTTACGCTTAACGGTAGTGGTGCTGGCAACCTTGTTGTTGCTGGTCCTGCGATCTACGAAGCTAACGGTCAGTACAACACTGTTGACGCTGCACCTGCTAACGGTGCGGTTGTTACCGTTCTTAGTGCCAGTGCTACCCTGTACCAACCAAACCTGTTCTTCACTAAGCAGGCTTTCGGTATGGGTACTGTCAAGCTGCCTAAGCTGTACTCTACTGACACTATTGCGACTACCGAAGACGGTATGAGCATCCGAGTTAGTAAGTACGCAGATGGTGATGCCAACACCCAGAAGATTCGTTTTGACTTGTTGCCTGCATACGCAACATTCAATCCGTTTATGGCTGGTCAAGGCTTCGGCGTAGCATAATCCCTTGAGACGTTATGGGAGCTGTTTAGTATTCGGCTCCCAATTTTTTTATGGCTAAACCGAGAAAAGGCAAAGCTAAAGTTAAGGTCACCAAAAGTGGCAAGCGAGTCTCCTACGGGCAGGCTGGCGAAGCTAAAGGAGGTGGTCCGAGAGTCAAGCCGGGTACAAGTAAGGGTGATTCCTATTGCGCCCGGTCTCTTGGCATCAAGAAAAGATTGCCAAAAGAAAAGCAGAACGATCCCAATACTCCTAACAACTTGAGTCGCAAGCGCTGGAAGTGTAAAGGCGCTAAGTCGATGAAGAGCAAGGGTGCTAAGTATGAGTGATGGTCTATATTCCAACATCCACAAGAAGCGGAAAAGGATAAAGCGGCAAAAAGCGCAAGGCAGAACACCTGAGCGCATGAGATCGCCGGGAAGCGCTGGAGCGCCTACTGCTGGCGCATTCCGACAGAGTGCGCGTACTGCTAAGAAGAAAGGACCAACATACGAATAATGGCTACTGTCGCGCAGGTTGCAAAGGCATCCTTACAAAGAATTCTAGTACAGGCCAGCGAAGCACCGCTGCAGCCTGATGAGTATAATGATTTCATATTTTCTATGAATGCCTACATGACCGAGCTAGACGCTCAGGGTATCCAGCTAGGGTACACAGAGGTCTCAGACTTAGGTGATGATGTAACGATTCCCACAGGCGCCCTGAGAGGCTTGATTGCCAATATGGCTATAGAGGTTGCGCCTGACTATAACGGCGTGATCTCTCAAGGCTTGGTGAAGGCTGCGCGGGATGGTTTTAACACAATGCGCCTGTTAGGGCAGACATTAGGTAAGAGCAAGAATCCTGCAACACTGCCGATTGGTTCAGGCAACGAAGATACGTTGTTTGGCTTTCCCGGACATTTTTACCCAGAGTCTGAAGAAGAAATATTGGCCGAATCTACTGGCGCGATAGGATTGGAGCTGAATACAAATGGTTGATAGATCGCAGGGCAGGAAAAAGTCAGATTTTGTTGCGAAGACTTCGGTAGACGCTGGCGCGTTTATGGATTATTTCGTAAACGGCACAAACTACAAGATCACATACGCTAACTTTGTTGGCGGTCTCGGTGTTACAGGATCTATCACGCAATCTGGTGCAGCTACCGGAACGGCGGTTCTG